TATCAACAAAAATATATTGTAATAGGTCCTAATGCTACTGCAGGTTGTAAAGAATGGGTTTATAATTATTGGGTAACTTTAGCTAAATTACTTAATCAACAAGGGTATCTTGTTATTAGCTTAACTCAAAACGAACATAAAATGGATGGTGTAATTAATCACTATGGTCATTCAATGGAAGACGTAGCTAATATACTTTACCATGCTGAACTATTCATTGGACTAGGCTCAGGATTATCATGGTTAAACTGGGCTATAGGAAAACATACAGCTATGATTAATGGATTTGCTGAACCTGGACATGAATTTACTAAAAAAATAACTCGTATATTTAAAGAAAATGTTTGTTTTCCATGTTGGACTAATCCAAACTTTTCATTTGATGCTGGGGATTGGGATTGGTGTCCTATTTGGAAAGGAACCGATAAACAGCACATTTGTCAAAAGTCAATTACTCCACAATTAGTAATGTCTAAAATAAAATCTTTACTTAAAAAATAATATTTATAACATATGGAAACAAAAGTTTTAACTCAAGAAGAACTTACACAATTAAAAAATATTCAAAATCAACAAAATACTCTTTTAATGAACTTAGGTTCAATTGAATACCGAATGTTATTGCTAGAGCAGAATAAAAATGAATTGAAAAATCAAGTATTAGAACTTGAAAAAATGAATAATGAGTTAGGAGTTCAATTAACTGAAAAATACGGAAATGGAACTCTTAATTTAGAGACTGGAGAAATTACTATCGGGTAATTTTCTGCCTTTAGGTTATATTTTAAGAGTTGTACAGATATTTTTGAAAAAAAATCACATATTTATAATAAAACTAAAAATATAACTTTGCAATGGCAGAAACTTTAATTTCACCTGGGGTACTATCTAGAGAAAATGATCAGTCATTTATCACCCAACAACCCGTAACTGTTGGTGCTGCTATTATAGGACCTACAGTTAAAGGTCCAGTAGAAATCCCTACAGTAGTTACCACATATTCAGATTATTTAAATAAGTTTGGTGGTTCTTTTTTAAGTGGGGGTCAAGAATACAGCTATTTTACTCAGATTGCGGCTTATAATTACTTTCAACAAGGAGGTCAAAGTTTACTAGTAGCTAGAGTAGCTTCTGGTTCATTTACATCTGCCCAAGCTATAAATTCTTTAGGCACAGCTTCAATTGATTCTTTATACGGAGATAATACAGCATCTTTTGCTTTAAAAACTATTTCTGAAGGTACTATCATGAACTCAGGTTTTGCAACCGGTTCTAATGGTACTTTAACCTCAGGATCTTCTGATAACGTAAGATGGCAAATTTCTAATGTAAACACTGGTTCAGGAACTTTTAGTCTATTAATTAGACAAGGTGATGATACAACTACAGAACCTATTGTTTTAGAAACTTGGACTAACTTAACGCTTGATCCAACTGCTCCAAACTTTATCTCTAGAGTTATTGGTGATAGTTTCCAAACCTATAATTCAACAGAAAACTATGTTGAAGTAATTGGTAACTATCCTAACCAATCTAGATACGTGTATGTAAGTAGTGTTAATTTACCTACTCCAAATTATTTTGATAATAATGGCGTTGCTAAATCTGCATTTACTTCATCTTTACCAGCAGCAGCCAACGGATCTTTTAATTTAGCTACTGGTCAATTATTTTATGGTAGTGGGGCTAAATTCTACGATAGTGCCTCAGGTACTACCAATATTCAAGGAATTGATGCTGATGATTATGATGACATGATCGATTTATTATCTAACCAAGATGATTATAGATTTAATGTAATCTCAATTCCAGGTCTATCGATTGCTGATAATGCTACTCAAATGGCAGCTTTAGTAAATGCTATTCAAACTAGAGGTGATGCTATCGCAGTTGTAGATGTTAGACCATATGGTGATACAGTTTCTGAAGCAGTTACTTCAGCAGCTGCTGTTAATAGTTCATATGCAGCAACATATTGGCCTTGGTTACAGACTATTGATCCAGGTACTGGTCAGTTAGTATGGGTACCAGCTTCAACAATGATTCCTGCTGTATATGCGTTTAATGACAGTGTATCTGAACCATGGTTTGCACCTGCCGGAATCAATCGCGGTGGATTAGATACCGTTGTAAGAGCCGAAAGAAAACTAAGCCAAACTAATCGTAACGATCTTTACATAGGTAATGTAAACCCAATTGCAACATTCCCAGGTACTGGAGTTGTAGTATACGGACAGAAAACTCTACAGAAAAAAGCATCAGCACTTGATCGTGTAAACGTTAGAAGATTGTTAATCGCCCTTAAGTCTTATATTTCTCAAGTAGCTAATAACTTAGTGTTTGAACAAAACACAATTGCTACAAGAAACCAATTCCTAAGCCAAGTTAATCCATACCTAGAATCAGTTCAACAACGTCAAGGTTTATACGCGTTCAGAGTAATTATGGATGATTCCAATAACACTCCAGACGTAATCGATAGAAACCAAATGATTGGTCAAATCTATTTACAGCCAACTAAGACTGCTGAATTTATTTACCTCGACTTTAACATCTTACCAACTGGAGCTACCTTCCCAGGTTAAGAGTTGTAATTAATAATATTTATAATAAAATAAATAATATAGCAAAATGGCAGTATTAGACCCGAACGAAATATTTTTCACAGCGTTTGAACCAAAACAGGCGAACCGCTTTATCATGTATATTGATGGTATTCCATCTTACACAATCAAAGCAATCGGTGCTGTAACTTTAACTCAAGGAACTGTACCTTTAAACCACATTAACGTTCAACGTTTCGTGAAAGGAAAAACAGTTTGGAACCCAATTCAGTTCACATTATTTGATCCTATCACACCTTCAGGTGCTCAGGCAGTAATGGAATGGGTACGTTTACACCACGAATCAGTAACAGGTAGAGATGGTTACTCAGACTTCTATAAGAAAGATTTAACTTTCGATGTATTAGGACCAGTAGGCGATATCATTTCTGAATGGGTAATAAAAGGTGCTTTAATCACTGAAGCTAACTTTGGTGACTATTCATGGGATACTGTTGACACAGCCATTAACATCACAATGACTGTACAACCAGATTACTGTGTATTAAACTTCTAATAAAAGTTTACATAAAATTAAATTTGAGCTTGGCTTTGCCAAGCTCTTTTTTTACATTATATGTATAATAGATAAAACTAGTTACAAATAAATAATTTATGAGCGAAAATAAATTCCCTACAGAAATTGTAGAATTACCCTCTCAAGGTCTCATTTATCCCTCAGATCACCCTCTACGTAGTGGTAAGGTAGAAATGAAATACATGACCGCTAAGGAAGAAGATATCCTTACTAATCAAAACTATATTCAAAAAGGTATTGTTTTAGATAAGCTTTTAGAAGCTTTAACTATGAATAAATTTTCTTTAAAGGATATGATAGCTGGTGATAAAAATGCTTTAATTATAGCATCACGTGTTTTAGGTTATGGTAAAGATTATACATTTACTTACAATGGTAAAGAACACACAGTAGATCTTTCAACTCTTGATAATAAACCCTTTGATACTTCTTTACTAACTACAAGAGGCACATTTAAATTTACCCTTCCAGTATCTCAAACTGAGGTAGAATTTAAACTTTTAACAGATAAAGATGAAGAATTAATTGATCAAGAAATTCAAGGTTTTAAAAAACTTAATAAAGAATCCTCTTCAGAAGTTACTACTCGTTTAAAATACCAATTAACCTCAGTTGATGGTTCACAAGATAGAAATACTATTAAAGAATTTGTAGAATTTAATTTGTTAGCAGCTGACTCTAGAGCATTAAGACTCTATATTAAAGAAGTATCCCCAGATGTTAATTTAAGTTTTATTATAGATGGCGGTGAGGAGGTCGCTATCCCAATTAATCTTAACTTTTTTTGGCCTGACCTCTGAGATAGCACCCCAAGTTCGTATGGCTTTATTTAGCCAAATTCATGAAATAGTATTTCATGGTCAAGGTGGTTATAATTACGAAACTATTTATAACATGCCTATTTGGTTAAGAAAGTTTACTTTTAATAAAATTAAAGAGTGGTATGATAGATCTAAAGATAACAAAAACGAAGATAGTTGGTTATCTGGAGAAGCTAAAGAAAATGCTGCTAAAAATAAAAAAGTAAAACCTCCAACTTATGTTACAAAGGCATCCAAAAAGTGATGCCTTTTAATATTTATTAACATATGGCAGAAGAATTCAAAGGCTTTAGTAATGAAACTCTAAAAAATGCACAGAGTGTTAGAGACTCTATGCAGGAGATTAGTTTAGAAGTTCGTAATATAAATAAAGAATTACGTTCTCAAGCTCAATTTGGGGCTGATATTAATAAAGAATTTTCTGCTATTGTTTCTTCTGCAGCTAAAGTAGCAGATTTACAAAACAAAGCCTTAAAAGGAAGTCAAGGTACTGCAGATGCTCTTAAAGAACAGCAAAAACAATTAAATATAGTTCGTACTCTTAATGTTAAAATAGATGAATTATATAATAAGGCTGAAATATCAAGTGGGAAAACTAAAGAAAATTTTATTTCTCAAGCTAGAAATTTAGCATCTGCTCGTGATAATGCCAAAGAATTAGCTAGTGATATAGGACAAATAGCTAACGATTCTGCTAAATTAGATAATAAAACCCAATTTTTTGATGGTATAGCTCAAGTAGCTAAAGACATTCCAGGCTTAAGGAAACTTTCAGGACCGTTCGAAGCAGCAGCAGAAGCCGCAAGAAAAACTGTTTTGGAAAATGCTAAAGGAGCTGATATTAGGAGTAAGTTAAAAAATTTAACAGATGAAGAACTTAAAACTGGTAAAGGGTTAAGTGGAGAAAGGCTTAAACAATTAGGTTTAGAAGATGTAGTAGGTAAAAAACGAGGTAGTGCCGCTGCTCAATCTTTAAGAGCAGCTCAAACAGCTAGTAAAACCCAAAGTGTTGGTTTAGCGGGTATGAGTGCTGGTTTTAAAGCATTAGGGCCTATAATTAAAACTGCTTTTGGTCCTTTTGGTCTTATTATGGCCGCTGTTGAAGCTATTAAAATGTTTATTGAAGCAAGTTTTGCAGCAGATAAACGAGTAACAGAAATAGCAAAAGGTTTAAGTATAGGTAAAGAAGCAGCTCGTGGTATTTATAGTAATTTAACTGACTTAAAAGGAAGTTTAGATAGCGTATATGCTACTACTACAAATATAGTTGCTGCTTATACTGAATTAGCTTCTTTAACAGAATTCACAACCTCAGCAACAAAAGATCAAGTAGAAACCCAAATTGTTTTAACCAAACAACTAGGTCAATCAGTTGATGAAGCTTTAGCTTTACAAGGTATATTTGCAGTTAATAATGTTGAAGCTAATGAGGGTTTAGATATTGTTTATGACCAAATAGCAGCATTTGCTAATCAAAATAAAATGATAGCAGATGGTAGACAAATTTTAAAACAAGTACAAGGTGTAAGTAAACAAGTCCTTCTTAACTTTAGAGGAAACACAGGAGAATTAGTTAAAACTGTTTTACAAGCTAATAAACTTGGTTTATCATTAGACCAAGTAAATAAAATAGCTGGTTCTTTACTCGACTTTGAACAATCAATTGAAGCAGAACTCTCAGCTGAATTAATTACAGGTAAACAACTTAACTTAGATAAAGCTAGACAATTTGCTTTAACTAATGATATAGCAGGTTTAACTCAAGAAATTAATAATCAAGGAGTTACAGCAGCTGAGTTTGCTAAGATGAATCGTATTGAGCAAGAAGCTATAGCTGGGGCATTTGGAATGCAAGCTAGTGAAATGGCTGATATGCTATTTAAACAAGAACTTATTAGAGATACAGGTGGGCAAACTCTTAAAAACTTAAAAGAAGAAGTTAAATTATTAGAAGCTAAAGGAAATAAAAGTGAAGCTATTGCTTTACAACAACAAATAGCCCAAATTGAACAAGGAATTCTCCAAGGTAAAACTGTACAAGAAGCCCAAAAATCAGTAGATGCTCAAGAAAAATTTAATTTAGCATTAGAAAGAGCTAAAGAAATATTTACTGATGTTATTGATGGTGGTTTACTAGATAGTTTAGTAGATGCTTTAGATGATATAGTTATAGGATTAGAAAGATTAGGTTTTGGTAATAGAGATGCTAGATTAGCTAGAGAAAGGGAAAAAATTAAAGAAAAACAAGGAGACTCTTATAACGAAGAAAATATTAAAGCACTCCAAGAAAAAGCTAGCCCTTCATTAACGAGATCAATTATCACTAGCATGGTAAGTGCCATAAATCCCCTATATGGTATGTATGCTAACACTGAACAAGATGTATCTAGAGCTCAACTTAAAGGTATAACAGCTGATGACTTTACAATTCGTACCCACCCAAAAGACGAACTAGTAATAGCAGGTGGTACTAACCTAAGTGGAGGATCAAACCAAGAAATGATAGGACTTTTACAAAAACTAGTTTCAGCTACAGAACAAAGCAGACAAGTAACAGTATCTGTAGATGGTGAAGCTGTATTTTCAGCTATGGGTAGAGTCCCAATGAAATAATAATAGTTATAAAATCTTAATATTTATAATAAATTGTTTAACCCTAATATTTAACAAAATGCCAGATATCGACAGAATTTACAATCAAAATGGTTCTAAGTACGACCCACGTGGTAACAACGGAAAACCACCACAGGGAGGAGATAATAATTCAGGAGACAGAAATAAGTACGGTGACCGTAAACCTTACGGGGCAAACCGTCCTTAATATATTATGGATTTATTACAAAAATTATTTAATCCTAATGTTGTAGGGGGTACTAATCTTACCCCCTACCATGGGGCTACTCCTTTAATAAATCCCTTAGCTACTAAGTCTTCTAAATTACATGCGGATGGTAGTAGACCCGGATATTCTTTAGATGGTTCATTTAAAATCCAAGTAACAGCAGCTTATACCGAATATGACGATGGTTATAATAATGCTTTACCCCAACCATCACAACTAGATTTAAACGGAAAAACTCCTCCAAAGTATTCTGATAACCCCCCTAGATAATGTCATTATTACAAATACTTACTGACCCCCAAAATTTTAGATTTTATGCTGGTGGTAGAGGCCATGTCTCTAACGCTGCATCTTTTGGTCAAAAAAGTATCCCGTATGGTGATGACACTAAAGGAGGAGGTTCAAGTAATCAACCCTATATTAAATCTCCAATCCCTGATGAATTAACAGCTAATCCATCAGATTATATTTTAAGAGGAGGAGTATTAAATAACATCCAAACTTCAGCTCAAGATGTTAGTAGACTAACTAAAATGTTTTTAGATACAAAATCTACTAATGGTTTATTTTTTACCTTAAAACAACAACAACTATCAGCAACAGCTGTTAGAACTCAAGCTAGTCCTAGATTTGGCTTAAATGGGCAACTTTATAGCCCATTAAATACTTTAGCTCAAGCCGGTTTAGTATCTCAAGGTACCCATTTAAATAAACAAGGAGTAAATCCATTAGCTGAAACCGGTGCTTATGCTAATGGTAACGAAAGATTATATGGAATAACAGTTACTAAAGACCAAGCACCTGGGGCTAATAGATTAATTCAATTAGTTAACGGTAAATTAGTAAATAATAATGCTCAAGGACCTGATGATGCTTTTGTAATGCGTTATAATGGAGGTCCTGGTTCATTTAGAGGTGTAGGTCAAACTGTAATTAGATTCGGTAGAGATTCTAAAACATTTCTTTCATTAGAATCCGGAATTAATATTCCTACTCCTTATAGTCAAAATACCTTTACTTTTAATAGTTATCTAATTCAAAATACAGACACTTTTACTAGTGCTTTTATAGATAATCCTGAACAGCAAGCCCCTATATCAAATAAAATAGAATTTGCTAGCCCACGACTTTCAGATTTTAGAAAAGTTCTAAGAAGTTCTATCCCAGGATCCTTAGAAAAACAAAAAGTAGCTAATACAGGAGCTACTCCTGATGCCCCTAATTATCAAACTAAAAACTACGAACAAAATTTTAACTTTAATGACCCTGGCCAACGAGCAGGTAAATCATATGCTAATTATACTACGGGAGTTAGATACACTGATGGGTTTGGTAATCCTACAACTACTGTAGGAGTCGTAGATAAAATAAATGCTTTACCAATTTATAAAAGTGAACAGATAGATACTTTATCTGCTACAGGTGAAGATATTTCATCTACTACAAATGACTTTGTAAAATTTGCTATAGCCGCCATAGATAACAACAATCCAGCTTTTAGTACATTTATGCATTTTAGAGCTTTATTAGATTCATTTAATGATTCTTATAATGCTAGTTGGAATAGTACAAAGTATTTGGGAAGAGGTGAAAATTTTTACACTTACGATAGTTTTACTAGAACTGTTTCATTATCTTTCACAGCAGTAGCTCAATCAAAGCAGGAACTTATCCCAATGTATAAGAAACTTAACTACTTAGCTTCTCAACTTACCCCAGATTATAGCCCATCGGGTTATATGAGAGGTCCTTTAGTTAAGTTAACAGTAGGAGGTTATTTATATGAACAACCTGGTTTTATCCAAGATTTATCGTATGATTTAATTACAGATGCTCCTTGGGAAATTGCTATAAATACTGAAGGTGGGGTTGATGATACTGTTAAACAACTATCCCAAATGGTTAAAGTAACTAGTTTTACATTTATCCCAATTCATAATTTTGTTCCAAGTAAACAAGGTTTAGGATTTAGTATTGATGGAGTTAATACTACTCAAGGTCCTCAAAGATATATAGCTTTAGAAAACTCCCAAGGTAATAATTATAATGAAGGAAGTTTATTTGATGGGACAACTTTAGCACCCCTTATTAGTAATACTAATTTTACAAACTTTGTATAACCAATGAATAGATATCAAGGAATACCTATCTTAAAAGAAAATTCAGGTAAACAAGCTTATGTAACATCTCGTTATCCTGAGGTGCCTTTATCTGAAAATGATATCTATGTTTATACTACTCAAGGTGATAGATATGATGTTTTAGCTTTAAATTACTATGGTGATTCATCTTTATGGTGGGTTATCTCTATAGCTAACCCAAATATAGGTCTTAATTCATTAGTAATCCCAGAAGGTGTACAAATTCGTATACCTAATAATTTTGCACAAATAGTAAGTGAGTTTAAGTTAATAAATCAATAAATGTTATGAATATAGTAGGAGAAGGTTTACCAACTAATATAGGAAACCAAATTAGAACAAGGCAAAAAATTTATGGTTCTATAAATAGAACTACTGAAGAAATATTATATTTAAATAGTCGTACAGCTTTTGTTAAAGCAATTTCATCCGTTGACATTGAAAGTTATAATACAGGTTCTATAACTAACACTAGACCCGAATTATCTTCTATTATTTCTAATTATGGTGGAGATAAATTAGCTAAAAATTTTATCTTATTTAATGGTACCTCTAAAGAAGGAGGAGTTTTAAGAGCAGGTATCCCACAAGAACTTTTAACGGGAGCAAATCAATATGTAAATGATTTTGCTTATGGTTTAGGTGGTTTAGAATTCGGTATAAGACCTATGCCCGGTATTACCTCAATGCAAACTACTAGTCAGGGTACTTACGGATCTATTGAATCTACTACACTTAATATTAAAGCTTGGAATCGTATTCAATTTGAAATAATAGATTTACTCTATTTAAGATTAGGGTATAGTGTTTTAGTTGAATGGGGTAATACAAGTTATTTTGATAATAATGGAGATTACGTCCCTGAAAATTTATATACCCTAGAATCAGAATTTTTAGCAGGTAATCTTAATCCTAATAGTATATATTCTAGAATTGAACAATATAAATTAGAATCAAACGGTAATTACGATGCTATTTATGGTATTGTGACTAATTTTGATTGGACTCTTGACCAAAATGGGGGTTATGATATAACTGTTAAATTAATTAGTAAAGGAGATATTGTTGAGTCTTTAAAATCATCAGTTTTAGTTAGTGAAAAAACAGATATAGCAGAACCTAAAGGGTTAACTTTAGAAGAATTTACTCAACAAGTTGGAACAGGAACACTTAACACAGGAACATCAGCAGGAGTTGAAGGATTTTACAAGGCTAGTCAAGAATCAACTAAAAGTAAAAAAACCACTTCAAATACAACAACAACTCCTACAACCACAAACGAAAAAGCTTCAACTAATCCTATAAAAGATTCATCAAGTTTAGGTAGATTATATTATAACGTTCAACAAATTTTTAATAGTCTAACCAACTCAGCTATTCAATGGGATTTTGTTTACTATTCTGGGGTTTATACTCCCTCAGATAGATCAGATATTAAATCATTCTTTTCTCAAACCTATCAAGTCCCAGGAGAAGATGGAGAAAATAAAAATTCATCTAAATACTATATTAGATTTGGCACTTTATTAGCTTTTATTGAAACTAATCTAGTTACTAAAGAAAAAAAAGGAGATACATTATATCCTAGTATTAATATAGATTACAATGTAAATACTAATTTATGTTATACTAATAATCTACAGATTAGTACTGATCCTAATGTTTGCTTAATCAGTACCTCAGTAAAATCAAAAGATGGAAATCAAGAATTTTATTTTGCTAAAAATGCTAGTCCTTATAAAACAACTATAGCAAAAACACAAGTAGGTCAAATAATGAATATTTATATTAATTTTGACACTATAATAGAAATTATAAATTCTAATGGAGATCCTAAAAACCAAACTAGCATTTATACTCTTTTAGAAGTTCTTTGCAATAAACTTTCAGTAGCTTTAGGAGGTATAAATACCTTTAGACCTTTTATTGACACTAGTACTAATACTCTTAAAATTATAGACGAAACTTCTTTACCTAATAGAAATGATATTTTAACTAGTAATACTATAGGAGGTAAAAGTACAAATAGTGATCCTGTAATTCAAATATATGGGTACAATTATCTTAGAGATTCCCAAACAAACAATATAACTCAGGGTTACGCTGGATTTGTTAAAAATTTTAAATTTACTTCTAAATTAGATCCAAAATTTGCACAAATAATCTCTATTGGGGCTACTGCTCAAGGAGGTGTAGTTGGTGAAGATGCTACAGCTTTTACTTCTTTAAACCGTGGTTTAAAAGATAGAATTAAACCTGAAATCTTTGCCTCTTCGGGTTTTAAAGCTGACAGTACAATTAATATTGAAACTAAAAGTACTGAAGATCAATTTAAAGATTCTTTAGCTGATTTTGAAAGTTATATAGGAAGTATTGGTGTTGAAAAAACCTTAAAAAATACTCCTATACTTAATGAAGCTGAAATTGCAAGTTATACTAGCTTATTTGCTAATATAATGCAATACACAGAAACTAAAAATGCAGTTACCCAGAAAAAAAGTTCAGGTACTATGGGTTTTATCCCAGTTAGTGTAGGACTTACTTTAGATGGAATTTCAGGTCTTAAATTACTTAATGGTATTAAAGTAGATACTTCATATCTTCCTTCTAATTACCCTGAAACAATGTTATTTGTTATTTCTAAATTAGCTCATAAAGTTGAAAATAACATATGGACTACAGAATTAGAAACTATTATGATCCCAGATAATACTGTTCAATCTGATACTGCTATAAATGGTAAATCTAGAAGACAAACAGGTCAAAGTAGCGGTAATAGTGGAGGTAGTGGAGGTAATAATCAATCAGGAGGCCCTGCTCAACAATTTACTGGTAAAACTATAACAAGTGAATTCCCACTAAATCCAACAGGTCATAGGGTAGCTAATATTAAGAAATCTCAACTGGTTTTCCACTATAGTGCAAGTGGTCAAAAAGCAGATAAAGGACAATCTACAATTGCTTTCTTAAATAAAACCAGAGGAGGTCAAGGATTATCTTATCACTATATAATCGATTCTGCAGGTCATGTAGAACAATTAGTTCCTGACGGGTATATAGCCTATCATGCTACTTCTGCTAATAATAATTCTATAGGTATAAGTCTTTTAAATTATGGGTATGGTAAAGATGCTAATACTTCTAGTTACGGAGCTATTCCTTCTACACAAGAAAAAAATGTTAAATTAGTTAACTATGAAGGAAAAGAAGCACCTTATAGAAACCTTACTTGGGCACAAGAAATAACTAATGCTCAATTAACAGCTTTACGTGCATTAGTTGCTACAATCAAACAAAACAACCCAGATATCCCAGCATATAAGTGGGAAGGTAAAACAACATTTGATAAATTATTCCCTCCTAATACTGCTAAAGGAGCTAGAACCACTAGCTGGAAAGCTGATGTTGGTGGACTTTACACCCACAATTCAGTGCAAACTGGTAAATCAGATATATTACCAACTCCTAAGCTTGTTAATTTCTTTAAAACTTTAGTATTGTAATGTCTTACTATCCTTTATCCCAAATAAAGACCAATCTCTATACTAATGGAACCGAATATACTACATTAGATGGGGTAGCTTACACCGGATATTATTTTAAAATTTCTACAGGGCAATTATTTACGGGTAGAACGCCACAAGACCTACCAAACCAAGAACTAATTGTATTTAATATTAATTCTTTTATAAGCGAAGGAACCGCTTTAAGTACTCCTGCATTCTATACTTCAGACCCTGACCCTGATGTATCTGAAGAATACAGAGAGTTTACTGAAATTTACAATGAATATCTTTTAGTAAAAGAAGAAGCAAAAGTTCAAATAGTCCCTTCTTATATAGCTCCTACTCCAACCCAACAAGATTATCAAACTGGAGAATTTAGAAGATATTTTTGTAAAAAAACAAATGAAATATTATATTTAGAAATTAATAAAGCTACTTACGATAAATTAATAGTTAAAGATATTCAATACCTATATTCATTATATGAACCTTTTAACTTACCTTGGAGGTTAACAGGTACTAAAGAGGAAGTAGAAAAAGTAAATCGTAATATAGTAGAATTAACCTCTGTAAGACTTCGTTTACCACAGCTTGGAAGATACCTAAAGGATGATTACCTTAAGTACTACAAATGAGGTAAATAAGTGTTCTGGTTAATAGAAAATAAGAGTCAATTAGACGAGTTTTGTTACAAGGGTTTTAAAGAAGCGTTTGTGGATATAATCCCGTATTCTCCATTTGTGCATCCCTCTCAAAACTCAATTTGTGCTATTTACGTTCGTCCTGTACGAGATGTAAAAGGATACATTTTACCTATTTTCCATACCGAGGTACAAGAAAATCTATTTGAGGATCAAGTTTACCGCTTACTTAAAGGATTAGATAAAATTTACTGTCGAGATAAAAAGGAATTTTTACATTATTTTCCTTTCAAGCAGCTTATTGACATCACCCTCACCTCCCCTACGTATATACAACCAACCCAAGCACACGAATTTATCTACAAGACGTACAAGAGTAGAAAAGACGTAAACATACTTGTACCTATTGTTAAACACTATGAGTATTGCGAATCCATCTTTGAGGAATTAGAACACTTAATTGGACAACCTATTAACGAGTTTTATAACCACAAGGCAAGTTGGATGTTCTATGCCATTGAGCAAGCGGGACTAACCGTTGATATACCGTTGTATGAGCAGTACTTTGAGCAAGACACGGAAGGCGTGGTCTATACTCAATACAACTTTAAAACGCTCACAACACGCCCATCAAACACATTTAATGGAATAAATTATGCCGCACTTAATAAAGAAAATGGGTGTAGGAAAGCTTTTATCGCGCGTAATACTTCGCTTGTTGAGTTCGATATTAGCGCTTATCATCCTACTTTGTTGGCTAAGTTGGTTGGTTACGATTTTGGTAATGAGGACATTTATAGTCACTTTGCAGAAGTTTATAAGTTGGATCGAAAAGATGCGAAAATCTTAACTTTACAACAGCTATATGGAGGAATTTTACCACAATACGAGAAGCTTGAATTCTTTAAAAAGGTAAAAACCTACGTAGAAAATCTATGGGATAATTTTCAGCACAATGGTTTTATTGAATGTCCAATCTCAGGATTTAAATTTTATAGAGATAAGCTGGAAAACATGAACCCACAAAAACTTTTAAATTATTTGATTCAAAACTTGGAAACAGCATATAATGTTAATATATTGTGGGAAGTATTTAAGATATTAAAAAATAAAAAAACTAAACTTGTACTATATACTTATGATTCGTTTTTGTTGGATTGGAGCGACGATGAGCGCGACGTGTTAACAGACATTCAAAAGATATTTAAAAAGTATAAACTAAATATAAAAGTTGCGCATGGAATCAGTTATGACTTTAGACCTACCGTATGATATTTATGGGATAGATAATCCCATAAACTTCACCGATTTGAATAATAAGTTATTTTGTACATTTACTACATTAGATGGTGTAGGGGAGCTAGTACACTCGCTACAAAGAAGGTACACTATCATGTACAACAAGATTTTTGTACTAGAGGTTAAAGACAATAACGAGTTTGTTTTGACATACAACATCGAGATGTCAAACATAGCAAACATTCCAGAAAACACGATTTTGGTTCATCGTAAAAAAGAATCAAACACTCTCTATACAATCAATGCTCTAAACGAGCTGATTAAGAAACTGAATGGTGGTGTTGTAGATACACGTTACCAGATTGACTGGCAGCACTACAAAAACACGATTTTGCTAACTCAACAAAACGAGCTAAAGCAATTGAAAACCAAGATTCACGAGATTATTGAACTGTAATTTGGCTTCCCCAAATCAGTTTCGTACATTTAGTTACAAACAAAAATAAGTTATAAAAAATGGATTTAGAAGCAATCAAGTCGCGTTTAAACGCAATGCAAAAAACCTCAAATGGTAATGGTGGAGGTGATCGTACCTCACTATTCTGGAAGCCTACCGTAGGCAAACAGACAGTACGTGTTGTACCCTCAAAGTACAACCCAATAATGCCCTTTAGCGAGATTTTCTTCCACTACGGAATCGATAAGCCCGTAATGGTGTCTCCTATTAACTGGGGCGACAAAGACCCAATCGTTGAGTTCGCAGCTCAATTGAAAAAAACAAACGACAAAGAAAACTGGCGTTTGGCTAAAAAAATCGAACCAAAAGCTCGTTACTTCGCCCCAGTAATTGTACGTGGTGAAGAAGACAAAGGTGTTCGTTTGTGGCAGTTTGGTAAAGAAATTTACGAGGCGTTCCTGCAAATGGCTGTTGACGAGGAAGTTGGTGATTATACCGACGTAATGGAAGGTCGCGACATTAAGTTGACCACTGTAGGTCCAGAAGCAACTGGTACCCCATACAATAAAACTACTATCAGCCCTTCAATGAAAAATTCTCCATTAGGAGAGGCTGAGCAAATTCGTTTATGGAAAGATAATCAACCTAACCCAAAAGAATTGTTTAAGCCGTTTACTTTTGACGAGATGAAAGTTGCTCTTCATAACTTTATTAATCCACAAACTGAAGAAGGCGAAATCATCGATGATGAAAAAGAAGTAGCAGAAGCACCTAAAACAAACTACTCAATGAACACTTCAACTGCAGCTGTAAAGCAAAGCAAGCTTGATAAGTTTGATAGTTTGTTCGATGAGGAAGAATCTGACGATCTGCCCTTCTAATCATGGCTAAAAAACGTAGTGAATCACTATCAGCAGCAGTGTCTGCTGAGATCAAGGCTGGTTTTAGCCTTGAGAAATTTAAAGATAAGAAAGGACTAGCCGGTTCGGTTAAATTCAAACCGCAACAATGGGTACCACTTTCACCTGCGTTTCAAGAAGTAACAAGTGTGCCTGGTATTCCAACAGGCCACATTGTTCTTCTTCGTGGACACAGTGATACAGGTAAAACAACTGCACTTATCGAAGCAGCAGTTAACGCTCAGAAAGCAGGCATTTTACCAGTTTTTATCATCACCGAGATGAAATGGAACTGGGAACATGCTACTCAAATGGGTCTGCAAATCGAAGAGGTAGTAGATGAGGAAACTGGAGAAATTTTAGATTACAAAGGATTTTTTCTATACGCCGACCGCGAAAATATCCATACTATCGAAGATGTAGCAGCATTCGTTTTGGATTTGCTTGATGAACAGAAAAAAGGTAATCTACCTTATGATTTAATGTTCTTGTGGGATTCTATCGGTTCTGTACCTTGTGAACTATCTATCACATCTAAAAAGAACAACAACGAGTGGAACGCAGGTGCTATGTCAACTCAGTTTGGTAATGGTGTAAACCAAAAGATTACCCTATCACGTAAAGAGTCTTCAAAGTATACAAATACACTAGTTTGTATTAACAAAGTATGGACAGCAAAACCAGAAATGCCTATGGGTCAACCTAAGTTGATGAATAAAGGTGGATTTGCTATGTGGTTTGATGCTACTTTTGTAATCACTTTTGGTAACATTGCAAATGCTGGCACAAATAAGATTAAAGCAATTAAGGATGGTAAGCAAGTAGAATTTGCTAAACGTACTAATATCCAGATTGACAAAAACCATATCAACGGTATTACCACAAAAGGTAAGATTATCATGACACCTCACGGGTTTATTGATGATACTGATAAGGCTCTTAAAGACTATAAAGACTCACACGCTAAAGAATGGAGTCGCATTTTAGGTGGAGGAGATTTTGCTATCGTAGAGGAGGTTGATACCTTCGAGCCAGCAGAAGCATACGTACAAGAACCGGAATAGAATGGATACAAAAGATTTACTAGCACTTCTCAATAATGTAGTTGAGGAGAATGAAACCGAATCCCTTAATAAACACGACCGCGTTCTTTTAATTGACGGACTAAATTTATTTTTCCGTAACTTTGCAATGCTGAATTTCGTTAATGAAGACGGGGTTCACGTTGGTGGTTTAGGTGGATTTCTCCGTTCATTAGGTACTTTAGTAAATCGAATCCAACCTACTTCAGTGTACGTAGTGTTCGACGGAGTTGGTTCTACGGTTAACCGTAAGAACCTTCTCCCCGAATACAAATCAAATCGTAACCTAACCCGCATTACAAACTGGGATATTTTTGAAAATTTAGACGACGAACACGCCGCTAAAATTGACCAAATAGTGCGTTTAATCCATTATCTACAGTGCTTACCTGTTAAAACTGTATCACTCGATAAAACAGAGGCTGACGACATTATAGCGCATTTAGCAACGAAATTGTCTTCTGATTACGGTTCAAAAGTATTTATAGTTTCAAGCGATAAGGATTTTATCCAGTTAGTAAATGAAAATATTATTGTATACCGCCCTATTGAAAAAGACTACTATACAACAGATACTGTAATTGAAAAATTTGGTATTCCCGCTGCTAACTTTATTTTATATAAAGTACTAATGGGCGATAATTCAGATAAGGTAGCGGGTGTAAAAGGTTTAGGCGAAAAGAAACTAATGAAGTTGTTTCCCGAACTAGCAGAACGTATTTTGACACTTGATGATATATTTGACATTAGTGAAGCTAAACTTAAAGAAAATATCATTTACGCTCGAGTATTAGACGCCCAGGAACAACTTGAAAAAAATTACCAGATTATGAATTTACATAATCCGATGCTAGATGATATTGAAAAAGAATTTCTTGATGCTCTTATCGAGTATCAGTTACCTGAACTTGACATTGTAGAATTTCTTAAGTATTATCACGAAGATGGTTTGAAACACCTAATCAAGAATATTGATTACTGGATTCAAAACACATTTAAAGATTTAATCAGTTATAGTAAATAAGTTATATGACACTTACCAATATTAATCAATACGGACCTGGATTTCAGGTTAAAGTATTAGCCGCTCTTTTAAGCCATAAGGAATTTTTAATTAATATTCACGATATTATCAGTGAAGAATATTTTGAATCACAAGCCCATAAATGGATTATTAAAGAGATTTTAAAATATTATGATAAGTATCATACGACCCCGTCATTGGAGGTTTTAAAAGTAGAAATTAAAAAATTACAAAATGAAGTCTTACAAATTGCTGTTAAAGAACAACTTCGAGAAGCATATAAAGAATCAGACGATTTGGCTTATGTTGAAGAAGAGTTTTCTGCGTTTTGTAAAAACCAGATGCTTAAGAAAGCGCTGCTGCAGTCAGTAGATTTACTACAAGCTGGAGATTATGATTCAATTAAGTTTATGATTGAATCAGCAATGAAAGCAGGTCAAGATAAAAATTTAGGTCATGAATACAATAAAGACATTGAAACACGCTATCGTGAAGAACACCGAATCGCTATCGCAACTCCTTGGAACGAATTCAACACTCTACTTCAAGGTGGCCTCGGAAATGGAGATTTTGGTCTTATATTTGGTAATCCAGGAGGTGGTAAATCTTGGGCGTTAATCGCTTTAGGTGGTCATGCTGTTAAAATGGGTTACAACGTAATCCACTACACTCTTGAGTTAGGTGAAGATTATGTTGGTAGACGATATGACGCCTATTTTACTCAAATCCCAGTAAACGTAATTTCTGCAAATAAAAGTAAAGTAGAAAGCGTTATGGAAAAACTACCAGGACAGTTAATCATCAAAGAATACGCGCCAGGTAAAGCATCCATATCTACGCTTGAATCTCACATTCAAAAGTGTATTGACTTAGATTTTAAGCCTGATTTAATTATTATTGACTATGTAGATCTTCTTCGCTCAAAGAAGAACAATCGCGAACGTAAAGAAGAAATTGATGATATTTATGTTGGCACTAAAGGATTAGCACGCGGATTGAATATCCCAGTTTGGAGCGTCTCACAGGTCAACCGCGCAGGTGCCAAAGACGATATCATTGAGGGAG